ACCACCACTACGCAGAGCGCAGGCAATAACACCACTAGAATCGCCACCACTGCATTTGTTACCACTGCGGTAGCCAATATAGTAGATTCAGCACCAAGTGCCTTAGATACGCTTAACGAGCTTGCGGCGGCATTAGGTGATGATGCCAACTTCTCTACTACAGTCACTAATTCCATAGCCACTAAAGCACCACTAGCAAATCCAACATTCACAGGTGCATTGACCATTGATGATATAACCATTGACGGCTCTACCATATCTGATGGAGCAACAATGACGCTAGATGCGGGTAGTCAGATTGTACTTGATGCTGATGGTGGACTAATACAACTCAAAGACGGCGGTACAGAATTTGCACAGTTGAAAAATAGTTCAAGTGATTTACAAATTATCAGTATCGTAGATGACAAAGATATTATATTTAGAGGAAGTGACAACGGAACTTACTTCAATGCCCTTACCCTTGATATGTCAGAGGCAGGTGCGGCTACCTTTAATGATAAAGTCATAGCTAATGCTTCAGGTGGTGTCATTACACTAGGCGCAAATGGTCATGTAACTTCAAAACAATCATTAGATACCGCAACAGCAGGTGGTCGTTTTATAGGAGAATCAAATAGAGGGCATCTAGGAGAGATAGCTATAGAACAGACTGCGGATAGTACAGATGGTGGATATATAAGATTTGCGACTGCCGCTTCTGGTACAACGAGTTCAACAACTCACATGACTCTTGCTTCCAATGGAAAACTAGCCTTACATTCTGGACTTGCTGACACACAACTCCACGTTAAGAACGAAGGTGGAATAGAAGTCAGATTGGAAGCAGACTCAAATAACAGTGGTCAAGAGGATTGCTTCATAAGATTTTATACTGATGGCAAGACCCAAGAGGGTATTGCGGGTATGGATAACAACAACAGCAGTACCTTGTTTAGTGGCAACACAGAAAACGCTATGGTATTTGGTACTGTAAGTAATTTACCTGTAGTTTTTGCTACCAATAATACAGAAAGAGTCCAGATAACCAATTCAGGAAATCTAGGCATAAATTGCGCAGGTTCAAATGCAAAGTTAGAAGTAGTTGCTACATCAGGGGAAGTATTTAGAGCAGATGCCAATAATGGTGCTTATAGGTTAATAGCCAACCAAACTGGTGTGATGATGAACGGAAACGTAGGCATAGGAAATATTAATCCTGCTAGAGAATTAATGGTAAATGGGCAAATTGAAGCACACGATGGTTCAGGAAGTTCAAGAGTCATGTTGCGATATCAAGCTGATGGTGAAGGGTTTAGCACAGCTAATTCAGCAATGCTTGTAGCTAAAAATACTGGCACAAGTCGTTCTATAAATTGCGGTGGAACTGTTAATGCTTCAGGTGCTGATTACGCAGAATACATGAAAAAAGCTGATAGCTGTGGAACTATAGCTAAAGGTGATGTAGCAGGAGTGGACTCTGATGGTAAATTGACCAAAACATATAGTGCTGCAAAAAGTTTTGTAATCAAATCTACTAACCCGTCTTATGTTGGTGGTGATACTTGGGGTAACGCAGACCTAGAATTGACAGAAGAACAAACTGAAATAGAAAGGCAAAAATATGACAGAATCGCATTTAGTGGACAAGTGCCAGTGAACATTACAGGTAGTTTTAATGTGGGTGATTACGTCTATCCACAAAAGAACGGAACAGGAATACAAGCGGTTGCCAAATCTACACCTACGTTTGAAGAATACCAATTATGCGTTGGCAAGATATGGACAACTATGGAAGATGGCAGACCATTGGTCGCAGTTAAAATAGGATAATATGGCAAACACTAAAGTACAAAGCGAACAGATAGAAGATGGCTCTATAACCGCAGACAAGCTAGCAGACGGAACGATTGTTGCTGCTGAACTAGCAGACAATGCTGTAGTAACCGCAGCTATAAACGCTGATGCTGTTACAGGTGCTAAAATTGCTGATAACGCTATAGACTCAGAACACTACACAGATGGAAGCATAGACACCGCACACATAGCCGATGCACAGATCACGGTAGCTAAGATGGCGGCAAACTCCGTAGATTCAGACCAATATGTTGACGGCTCTATAGACACAGTACATATAGCAGACGCACAAGTCACGACAGCAAAGATAGCCAATGGCAACATATCCACAGCCAAGATCGCGGACAACGCAGTCACGAGTGCCAAGATAGACACCAACATAGACATAGCAGGTACGTTTGATGTGACAGGAGCTACTACGTTGGACAGTACTTTGGCGGTAGTAGGTTTGACTACTCTTTCAGGTGATCTCACGTTAGCAAGTACAACAGCAAATAAACCTGTACTGACTCTTACAGACACAAATGCAGACTCGCAAGCTCCAGATTTAGTTTTTAGAAAAGACTCTAGTTCACCTGCTGATGGTGATGAATTATTCCGCATCTATGGATATGGAGATGATAGTGCAGGAAATGCCACAGAAGGATTCTTGATGTTAGCAACTATGACTGACGTAACTGATGGCACAGAGGATAGTAAAGTCCGTTTCATGACTTATGGTACTGGGAGTCAACAAGACAGTTTAACTCTTGCAGGCACAACTGCTTATATCAATAATAGTTCTCCATTTGCAGCAGGTGCAGCAATATTACATTTACACCAACCAGATGTGAATTCAAATGGTTATCTACATCTAACACATCAAGATACTGGGGCAACTGCTTCAGATGGTATGTCTATAGGTTTGCTAGATAATGGTGAAGATGCTGTTATTAGACTTAGAGAAAACGGCGACTTAAGATTTTGGACTAACAATACTAATCACATGACATTACAGTCTGATGGTAAATTAGCTGTAACAGAAATAAGACATATTTCGGCAGGTAACTTAGAGATAGGTAATGATGATGAAAAACACATAATGCACTCTGATGGCTATCATCAGTTTCAAGTTGCTGATACAGAAAGACTAAGAATTACTTCTAATGGTGTTACCTTTAACGGAGACACAGCAGCAGCTAACTCACTTAATGATTATGAAGAAGGTACTTGGACTCCGACAATTTATGGAGCTAGCACAACAGGTAGCGCAAGCGGTAATATTTATGGAAAGTACGTAAAAATAGGTGATTTAGTTTTTGCGTCTTTTTCTGCTGCTAATATAACTGTAAGCAATGCATCAGGTCATTTAACAATAGGAGGTTTTCCTTTCAACAATAGTGGCACAGGAGACAGAGAAGCTTGCGGACTTATGAGAGTCTATGGTGTTGATATGGGTTCTATGAGCAGTTATGGTTCACCAGTGCCGGGAATGGCTAATAACAATAATTATGCTTTTGTTGTACAAAGTGGTGACGATACATCATGGAATGTAGTACAAATTTCCAATGATTCAGGTCAATACATTGAAGGGCAGATAACATATATAGCAACTTAAACAATTATGCTTAGTGGATACTAGGCAAGGAGTAAAAATGGCAATAACAAAAGAACTTATAGAAGATAAAATAGAAATAGTAGGCGAATGTAAAGATATACAAGTTCGCACTGCTACAGTTATTAAAGAAGATGGTGTAGAACTCAATAGGTCTTTCCATAGACATTTAGTTTCATGTGTTACATCACTGCATGATGGTGGTTCTTGGACACATACAGACACAGATATATCTGGTGAATCTGCACAAGTACAAGCTATAGCAAATGCAGTATGGACAGAAGAAGTAAAGGCTGCAAAAAAGAGTGCAAATGAAGCCAGTATGCTATGATTATATTTTTAACTTAGGAGAAAGACATGGTAGATACCAAAGATAATTCAAACGAAAACCCTATACCTACGTTCGTGTATGAGAAAGATGGCGAGGTTGTTGAAGTAGATGCGAACACATTTTCCGATCAGGGAAAGATACAGTTTGCTAGACTGCTTGACTACAAAAAGCAACGTGAAGAGTTGCAAGGCGCATTGATAAGAGTGCAATTAGACATTGACGACAATGTCAATAACCACGAGCGTAGAAAGCAATGGATTATGGACAACGAGATCAATAAACCAGAGGAAGAAGCTGAGGTTGTAGATGAATCAGGAGAAGAAACCAAGCAGTGATGTAAGTGCGTTAGAACTGCACGAACAGATTTGCGCTATAAGGTACGAAAACCTTGAGAAGAGGTTAGAGTCAGGATCGGCTCGTTTCGTGCGTATGGAGTACCTTATATGGGGTCTGTATGGGGTTGCTATAACGTCAGGCATATTTGGAGCATTAGTGTAATGGCAGGATTTAAAGTAACCACAGAACCGACAGCAGAGCCTTTATCTTTACAAGAGGTCAAGGAATATCTAAGAGTTGATGATGCTACTGATGAAAGGGTAGTACAACCTTTAATCATAGCGGCAAGGCAGTTCGCAGAAGAACACATGAACAGAGCCTTGATGCAACAAACCATAACCTTAAATATAGATACTGCATTAGACACAGAGAATCCACTATGGGAAGGGATGCGTACAGCACCAGACATAAATTATTATAAAAATTATGTAGTGTTACCTAAATCGCCAGTGCAAAGCGTAACTTCTGTAAAAACCTACAATGACAGTGATACAGCTACAACTATGGCAGCAACTAAGTATTATGTTGATACACAAAGAGAACCTGCAAGGATTGTCCTTAGAACAGGCGAAACTTTCCCAACTGCACTTAGAGTAGCCAACGCTATAGAAGTTGTTTATGTGGCAGGTTACGCAAGTGCTTACGCTATACCAGAGCCTATCAGAATGGGTATGCTACAGCACATAGCCTATATGTATGAGCATAGAGGCGATATGTATGAAGCACAGGGCGCACCAACGCTTATGAAAAGCCTGTACGCACCTTATGTTATCCATAGCGGTCTTGGTTCAAGTACATTGATGGCTATTGGCTAATGAGTATAGGCAAAATGAGATTTGAGGTAGAGTTACAGAAACCTACCAATACCAGAGATGCAGGCGGTGGTATCACAGAAGAATACACAACGCTATCCAACCTTTACGCTAGCATAGAGACCACTAGGGGCAATGAAACACTTAGGCAAGGTCAAGTACAGGAAAAGACAACTCATATCTTTACGATACGTTACAGAAGGGATATAGGTACTAATTACCGCATACGTTACGATAGTGACAACTACAACATAAAATTCATAAAGAACATAG